TGGGTCTAGGAGGTAGTTTGATGACTAGGAAGTATTTCTTACCTGTCGTCGCTTTCCTTCAAAATTACCCCATTGAATCTGAGATTGCAGTAGGTTTGGATTGCTCGAGTCCAAACTGGTCGAAACTAATGGACCATGTTCTGGTTGAGAAAACCCAGATCATGGGTTTCGATTTTTCTAAATTTGACAAGAGAATCTCCAAACAGCTTATCATGGCTGCATACTCTTGTCTTATCGAGCTAGCCCTAGAACTTGGCTACCCTACAACCGATGTATATATGATGGTTGTTATGGGTGTCGAATTCTTCAAACCCATTGTCAATTGGAATAGGACAATTGTGGAAATTTTAGGAAGTAATCCTTCCGGTAATAATCTCACCGTAATCCTCAACTGTATAGTAAATGCATTATTGTTTCGTTGTTTCATATTTGAGGCTTGGTACAGAGATAATCCCACAAAACCTATTCCTGATTTCCGTGATATAGTACATGCCACTTTTTACGGAGATGATGGTCTTGCCACCCTTCTCAAAAGGTACATGATTCCCAATGTGAACCTATTTACCTATAGAGATTGGCTGGCCAAACATGGTATGAAAATCACTCCTCCCAATAAGGACGCAGAATTCACTGAGTTCATTGGTGAGGAAGATGCAGACTTCCTGAAACGATTGGATCGTTATCATGAAGATCTTGATTGCCATGTCGGAGCCCTTGATAAAGGCTCCATCTTTAAGCCATTGTACTACCGATTGAACTCTTCGGCAACAGACCGAGAGCATCTCTACAGTGTGGTGGCTAGCGTCCTAACAGAAAGCTTTTTGCATGGACGCGAATTTTATGAGTATGCTGAAACACAACTTCGCAAACTCGAAACACACCTCGACGAAAACATCCCTGGACTCGCCTTCACCTACCATAAGCGCGTCGAGCGCTGGATGAAGAAATTCCGACCAGGAGACGAGCAGTAATTAGACTGCACCCCCAAATCCTAACAGTCAAAGGTGTTCAGAGGAAACACGTAGTCAAACTTCCTCCCTTGTTGGTACGGTCCAAACCATAATTGGACAAGCACTGGATGGTGCGACCCAGATTTTAGTCTGGGCTACAACTCCCCCTTTACTCTATTTCTATTACAGGAAGAAAGTGAGGGAAACTGAGATTGATGTTCAAGTTGTCAACAGTGATGTTGGTGGTGGCGATGCTATCGCTCCACAATTACTAGATCAACCTATCATTAATTTCGCAGATCAAAACGCAGGTGCGGATGAACATGTCGATTCATACCAAGATCCCATGCGTAAAGTCATCGAACCTGATGCTCCTTTCTCTGATTGGAGTAAGAGGCCGGTGCTCATCCGAACTGTCCGCTGGGGAACTGGCACGGTTTTGGATGATCA